CCGCACCCAGGGCGTGTCCGCCGTGGTCACGATGGTCTTTCCGCAGGTCCCGCAGATACGGAAGAGGGTCAGCCGCTTCTCCACACAAGGCCTTCTAGCGCTCATGCCTTCCCCTCCTTTCCGGCCTGCCTGGGACCGTATGTAATCTCCTGGATCTCCGGGTAGCGCTCCCCGAAGGGAATGAGCGCCTGGTGGTCCCGCAGCAGGTCCAGTAAGAGCCGGTCCAATTTCTCCTGCCAGTAGTCGGCTTCCGTCCCGCCGTCCAGGGCGTCGTGGAACTGGTTGTAGGTCTTGCCCCAGGCATCCGTCAACCGCTTGATCCGGTCGTAGCCGAAGCCAAACTCCTGGTGGAGCGTCACCTGCAGGGTGTCCAGCATGAGCTGCTGGGTCACCCGCTCCGCCGCCTGGACCAGCCTCCGCCGGGTCTCCCGCTGCTGGATGAGGTATGCGGATTGCTTCATCCTTCCGCCTCCACATAGCACCAGCTCTGAGGCGGGCGCTTGATATCATATGGCGCTGCGCCGAATCTCGTATTGCGTAATCCGGTAAACTCGCTCAGTTCGCGCGGCGTATCATAAATGCGCAAGTCGGACATGTGCCAGCCGTAACAACGCCCCTTATCGCCGATATAAGCTATAATTTCTGACTGGGTTAAGCACGTTGCGGGGGAAAAGGCGGCATTTGTTGTACTACTTAACTCGCCGCCATCGTATGCAATAAGGGCGATTCTTTCGCAGGTAAACTCCCCAATGACCTTGCCCTTGCGGTCTGCCCACTTGCCGCGGTTCCACTTGGCAACATCACGCCCAAGATCAACTCTAAAAAACTCGTTACAGCCTTGCAGCGTGCAGTAGATATAGCCCCTAAACGGCGTATCCAGCTTTGGCCGCGTCTTGCGCACCTCAATCGTCTTTTCGCCGCTGGCAATCTTTTCACACCACTTTGGGCGGATGCTCAGCATAACAGCCCTACTCATTTCCCCTCCTTCGGCGGCTCCGGCAGCGGCATCCAGTAGGAGATGATCGGGTTATCCCAATCCGGGTACTCCCCAATGTACCACCCCTCTCCCTCGCAAAACGCCGCAACTACCAGCACATCCTCAAGGGTGATATTGGGGGTCGGATATCCGGAGACGATCGCGAGCACGTCTCCGTCATCCTCCGGCAGCCGGTCCGTCACGCTGATCCAGTCCCGCTCCACGGCGGCCTCGGCTGCCAGGCGGGTGACATCAGCGGCATCGTCCCGCAGCTTTCCGTTCTGCTCCAGGAGGGCGCTGTGCTTTTCCCGGAGCGTCCCATACGCCTTTTTCCACTTCTCAATGGCGTCCTGGAGGACGCCGCTGTAAGTCTCGTCGTTCTCCAGCATGTCAGCCGCCTCCCGCATGATCCGACAGCCACGGACACCGCAGCTATTCTCCCAGCCACAGCCATCGCAGGCAAAGTCCCCGCTCTCCGGCCTCAGCCACCGCAAAGCGGCCACGATCTCATCACGCTTCATCATCTTCCGCTCCCTCCTCTGGCGGCACGAAGTTGTACAGCGGCACCAGGCTTTTCAGCTTCTCGTACCTTTCCATCCAGTTCTTTCGGTCCTCGATCAGTGCCGAGATGGTCCTTGCGTCTGTCTCCAGCATCTCGGCGGCATCCACGGCCATCCGGTCACAGTCACAGCTCTCCCAGGTAAAGCCCTCAAACTCTCCCCGGATGAGATACGGGCATCCGGTGCAGTCCTTATCCCCCGTGCTGGCACTGCAGCGCAGAGCCCGGATAATATCCTCTCTCGCTCTCAAAACGGCAGCTCCCCCTCCTCGTCCTCCGGAAAGATCTGGACTTCCGGGGGGCCCACCGCACCGCGGTTCCAGGCACTTCTCCTGCAGGTAAGTCTCCCAAAACTGCCCGATGCCCCCGAAGGACCGTTCCGGGCTGCCATAGTCCTGCTCCCGGTCGCCGCAAACGCATTTCCGGGCGGCTGCCAAAATTTCTTCTATGGTCATTGTGTCCTCCTAACTTGTCTTCCCGTCCGCAATCACCTGTACCACCCGGACATTCCCAAGCGGTTCCAGCATTATAGCTACGGATTCCTTTGCCGCCAAGTAATCGTCTACCCCGTAAACGTCTACTACCACACGCACATGGTCAACCATCCAGCACCTCCCGTGCTCTTCGTAGCTTCTCGTTGGCCGTCTTGCGGCGGATGCTCCCGCCCTGAAACACCACCGGGACGCACATCTCCAGGATGCGGTCGTAGATGCGCTGGTAGTCCATGCTCCTGGGCTTGCAGATCTCTTCCAGCGTCAGGTTGGTGGTGACGATCAGCGGTTTCCGGGCCTTATAGCGCTCGTCGATGACCATGTAGACGGTCTCCAGGGCGTAATCGCTCTCACGCTCCGCCCCCAGATCGTCGATGACCAGCAATGGGTATTGGCGCATCTGCTCGGCGATCTCCCGCTTGTCCCAGCCTGCGTTCAGTATCCGTGGAAAGCTCGTGATGAGGGCCGGGATGCCCCTGGCGATCAGTGCGTTCGCAATGCAGGCGGCGGCGTAGGTCTTCCCATTCCCGGTGTTGCCCCAGAGCAAAAGGCCGTTGTTCTGGGCGTACATCTCCTCCCAGTGCTCCGCATACCGGCGGCATTTCGTCAGTTCCTCCGTCTCCATGGCCGTCTCAAAGCGGCAATCCGCCAGATTTCGGTCCCGAATGCCGGAGGCCCGCAGATGCTCAATGCGGAGCCGCATTTCCCGATCCCGTTCCGCCTGCCGCTCCGCCTCGAAGCGCCTGGTCTGGCAGGCGCACTGGCAACCGACGATCCGCACACCGGCCCCGAGGGATATCCGGCACTGCTTCGGCGTCCCGCAGTGCCCGCAGTACAGCAGGCCATCCTGCGTGTAGTCTCCCGGCTCCCGCCTTGCGGCGCTCTTCCGGGCCAGAGAATCAACGATAGCGTCCATCATAGGCTTCCTCCCATGTCGCCGTAGTCGTACTGGAACGTGCCGTCCCTGCGCTTTTTCTGCCGCTGTCCGTCCAGAGCGTCCCAGTCCGCCAGGCACTTGACGCCCCGCTGCTGCTTGTCCTGCAGGATGCCCCGGATGTAGCTCCAGCGGGTAATGCGCTCGTCCAGGGCGATGTCAAAGGCCCTCCGGCAGCAATCCGGCCCCATCGCCTCCACGAAGCCCGCCAGCTCGTCCAGCGACGCCGGGGAGGCTGCGGCGTTGACCCGGTTGAGATAATCTGCCTGGACCATCGCCACGGCGGAGGAGAGCGGAGAAACATCGGCGGCTGCGGCGGGGCTTTTTGTATTACCCCCGCCAGGGGGTAATATTTTTGAACATTCGTTCTCTATCTCACTCTCTTTCTCTCCCTCTACCTCGTCCTCTTTCTCCCCCTCTTTCTCGCTTGCGGGTTGCTTCGGTTTGCTTTTCTTTGCTTCCGGTTTGCTTTCACTTTGCTTCGATTTGCTTCCGGTTGCTTCCGGCTTGCTTGCGGCTCCTCCCCGTTTGCCGTTCTCCGCTTTCCGTTTGCTTGCGTCCAGAGTAGGCCGGACCAACTCGAAGGCCACCGCTACCGTATCGGAAAGGGCCTCCCATTCCGGCTCCTTCCCGTAAATGGCGTAGTCCTTCACGGCATCATAGAAGTCGCAGCGGTCCGTCTTCTTCCGGATGCGCTCCGCCGCTTTGGCAAAGGAAGCGTAGAAGGTAAATTGCCCTCGCTCCATATCTCGCCTCACTCTCTGTGCTGGTGCAGAAACAGCACCTTGCTCCATCCCTCTTTGGCGTTGGCGGCAAGCCAGGCTTCCGCCTGCTCCCGGCTCAGGTGGCTCTCCACGCAGCGGCTCTCGTAGGCATACCCACCCGCCGCCAGCTTCCGGGCCATCCGCTCCTGGAGCTCCGCCTCGCCGTAGTTGGCTTCGATGAGGTAGAGGTCATAATCCCTGGCCTCCACACCGTCCAGGGAGCCGCAGTCCGTAGCGTAGAAGACCTCATTCCTGTGGAGCTGACCTCCCACGTCGGCAAAGATATGCCAGGCGCAGTTGGGGACATCGTGTGGAATGGGCTGCATCTCGAATTGAATATTGCGCCAGGTCCCGCCCAGCCGTCCGTAGGAGAGCCGGTAGGCCGTGCTTGCCACGTCGATCACCCGCTCATAGATACCCAGGGAACTCAACGGCTGGTGCAGCCAGGGCGGGCAAAGAAAGCGCAGCGCAGGCCGCAGGAAGGCCAGGCGCTTGATGGTCTCCGGGCGGAAGTGGTCCCCATGGATGTGGGTCAGGACCACCAGGGAGAGGTCCTGACAGACCTCCTCCAGCGCCCCGAAGGGCACGCCGCAGTCCAGAAGGATGGTCCCATCCAGAACCACGGCGTTGCCCTGAGACCCGGTTGCGATCACATTACAGGTCACTCAGGCTCACCTGCTTCGGAGCGCTGTCAGTCCTGCCGTCATCTGGCGTGCCGACCGTTTCAGCGGGGGTCCCTTCCACTACCTCGCCGGTCTTCTCGTCCACGGCGGGCAGGTCAAAATACTGCTCCCGGTCCGCCCGGCCATCCTTCAGGGCCGTATAGACCCCCCGCAGTTTCACAATGCTCTGGCTGGTGAAGGCCTCCGCCTTGCAGCCGATGTACTTTTCCAGGCACTCCAGCGGCACGCCGAAGTCCTCCTGGAACGCCTGCGCCATCTTGCGGATCCGGTCGATCAGAGGCTCCCCGCCGCTCAGCAGCGTCTTTGAGCAGGCGTCAACAGCGGCATCCACCACGTCCCCGGGGATGATCCCCAGGATGCAGGCACGCAGCCGCCGAGCGCCCTGGTTTGCCACCATCTCGTAGATGTCCCGAGGGTCCGTCAGGGCCTTGGTGCCCTTCTTGGTCTGCCGGACGTGGGGGACTTCAAAAATCTTGGTCTGCCGGACATTGGTCTCCAGGTCCCAGCAGTAGGCCATCACCGTGGAGCGGTTGCCCTTCTGCTCCAGTTCCGTGATGCCGAAGTCCAGGTTGCCCCAGTTCTGGGCCATGACCTCCGCCAGGCGGATAGAGGGGCCGGTGACGTTCTCCCCGCCACGGGGATACTCATAGACTGCCCGCTCCGCCAGGCTCCTGCGCTTGCAGGCGTTGAGGATGCGGTTGTGGCTCTCCACCTCGTTCCGAGGGAAGCGTTTTGCCACCACCATCGCCGCCTGGACCTCCTGGGCCTGCCGGGAGATCATCATTTCCGTACTTACCGTCTTCGGGGCCATCCCCTCATTGGGGGCATAGTTCTGCATCTCGTTCATGGCGATTCTCCTCCTCAGTTGTAGTTGTAGCCGTTGCTGTCCAGGAAACTCTTCAGGAGCTTCAGCCGCTCCCGGGTGGCCGTCACGGTGAAGGTGCAGGTCAGGGTCTCAACAGCCGCCTTCTCCACCCGCTTGGGGACCGGCGTCACCTCCGGGGCCTCCTGGACGGGCCGGACACAGTTCTCCACCGCCTCCGTCTTCCGCTGCCGCTCCGCCTCCAACAGCTGGTGCCGCTTGGTCACCACCTGAATGGCGAAGGTCAGGTCCAGGCACTTCTTGTACTCCACGGCGATCTCGTCCCCATGCTCCATGCCGTCGATGGCGGCCATCGCCTGGGCGCAGCCCTCCACCATCATCCGCAACTGCTCCATGAGCTTCTTGGGGGTCTTGGCACGGGCCGAGGCCATATCCACCTTCACGCTGGTCTGCTCGTAGGTCAGGAAATCGACCCCGTGGGCGGCGCAGAGCTCCGCAAAGTATCGCCGCAGATACTCCTCGCAGTGCTCCTTGATCTCCCGCTCCGTGGCCTCGATCTTCCCCTTCAGGTCGGCGTCCGCCTGGCGGAAGGGGACCGCCACGCAGTCCCGGTAAACCGCCTCAAAGCGGTCATAGGGCTCCATGATGGCGGCCTTTACCGCCTTCCGCTGGGCCTCCATCTCCGCAAATTCCTGGTTCAGCTCCGCCCGGACGGTCTTCACCGCCGCCAGGGTCTCTGGAGCGCATACCATGCTCATGGCCTGGCCCGTGCGCCGCTCCGTGGCCTCCTTCAGGTCCCGCAGCCGCTCCTCAATGACGGGGAGCTGGACCAGCCGGATCAATCCGCTGTCCTGGGGCGTCTCCCGGCAATCGCAGGTCTCCCCGGCGTCCAGGGCCGCCCCGCAGTTCTCACACACCTTCGGTGCTGTCACGTCCTTGTCCTCCTTGTCGTCCGCACGGACTTCATATCGCATGCCCCGCCGCCTTGCGGCAGGGCTCACTCATTCCGTCGTTCGTCCTCTTCCCACCGGAAACGCTTCGCTGGTTTCCGGCGGGAGCCCTGTGTTCAATCCGCCAAATCCCGGCGCTCCCAGGCGTCCAGGGCGTCCACGCACTTTTCGCAGCCAACTACGGCCCCGGATAACACCCGGTACAGCGTCTCGCACTCCTCGCCGCAACAGGGGCAGCGGGGATTTTCTTCCGGCTCCGGCGGCTCCAATGGCCGCTCGGGGATACGATCATCCATCCAAGTCCTCATCCTGCCCTCCATCCTCCCCTGGCGGCCAAAGCGGCCGCCAGGGGCATCCATCACATCATCACAACGACCTTACCCGTCTTGACCTCTTCGGCCAGGTGCTCCTCGAAGTAAGACAGGATGCTGGCCTTGGCCGTCTGCTTCCACATACCGCCGTCGGCCTCGAAGAGGCCCACATTGCCGTTGTCGTCCAGCCGCAGCAGGAACTCGCTCTCCGGCTGATCCACCTCCAGGAAAGTGCGATAGGGGCGCAGTGCCACACGAGGCTTGACCGCCACCATCGTCTTCAGGGAGACGCCCTGCCGGGCCTCCACCGTCTGAGAAACGCCGTTGTCGCTGGTGGTCACGCCATTCTCCTTGCTGATGCGGGAGAGCAGGTCCAGCATGTAGTCTACGCCGGGGCCGGGGGCGAACTTGCTCCGCAGCTCGATGATGGCCTTCTCATACTCCCGGAAGCCATCACGGAAGCCGGGGACATCGCACTCCGCAATATAGAGGCTGTCTCTGAGCATCACGTCATCGTAGGTCGTGAACACAACGACCCGGTTGGCGCCGTCCACACGGATGAAGACCGGCAGGTTGGTAAGCATGTCCATTTCATTGCGGACCAGCTTCACGATGCTGTCCAGGCCAGAGACGGAGATGCTGGTGGGCCGGTCGATGTGAGGCTCGATGCGAACCAGGTCCCGGTCCGAGTAGGTGTCGCCGTGGATGTCATAGGTCTTGTTTTCCTTGAGGGACACAAGATACTGGGCAAATTCTTTCAGCATAGGTAAAACTCCTTTCAACGTTCCGGCTTACGCCTGCCGGGCAAATTTGAGGATCTTGGGCTGTCCCTGCTCGTCCCCGTCCATGAAAATCTGGCCGGGCACCTGGGGGACCATCTCCGCCACCACCATCTCGCCGGTGTTGGGAGCGGAGGTGATAAAGAGGCTGGTAGTCACAGGGTCCGTGGGGACCAGGGCCGCCTTCGCCGTGGTAAGGACCGTGATGGTCTTCCGGTCAGCGCTGGGCACCAGCTCCAGTCCCACGGTGATCTTACGCTTGGCCGTGGCCTTGGTGTTGGGGTCCAAGACGTTTTCCAGCACACGGCCCATTTCGTAGTCCACCCGCTCCAGGATGGCGCCCATGGACATCTCCAAAATGCTCTTCTTGTCAAACTGCTCCATTTCGCTTTTCCTCCTTGAAATTTCATTTTATTACGAATCACTCGCCGCCCATCCGGAAGTCGTCAGGAACCTCAATCGGCTCGTACATCTTCGGCGTCCTGCAATCAGGGCAGCAGGCCAGAATCTCTCGCCCATGCGGATTCGCTGGGCCGCTCAGGAAGATAAAGGCATCAAAAATCTGGCCGCAAGCCTTGCACTTCCAAAGCTTCATCCTTTCCCCATCTCCTTCCTGATATCCCGCAGAGCCGCCAGGTAACCTTCCCACCAGATAGCGCTAATTGGGCTCTGCTCCATCAGATACGGAGCGCCCTTCTGCGTCCTGGCGTAGTTTTCCATAGCGTCCAGCTTCGCCATAAGCTTGTCCTTCGTCGGGTTCCGGCTCATCTCCGCCCCTCGATCCTGTCGATGAGCCGGAAGAGCCAGCTCGTAGCCGTCCCGGCCCCGATGATGACCAGCGCCAGCGTGTAAGCGTCCATTATGCTTGTCCTCCCATCAGCCGGATCGCCTCCGCCTCCGTGAAATGGAGAACTTGGCTGATCCGAAAAAGTTCCCAGGCGCTCCAACCCTTTTTGAAGCGGTTGCTGGTCTGCGTCTCCGACAGGCCGATGGCCTCGCCCAGCTCTTTGTTGTGGGCTACCTCCTGGCGGGCCATCGCCTCCCGGATCGTCCGGTTTACCATCTTCCGGTAAGTCTCCGGGTTCTTGGAAAACCGATCTAGCTTTGTCCTCGGCATTCCATCAGCTCCTCTACTGATACGCCATAGTGATCCGCCACCAGCTTTACATGCTTCGGGTGCGGCTTGATGCCGTTCTTCCAGTTCGTAATGGACGTCTGATGTACGCCAATAGCCTTTGCCAGTCGGTAACTCGTCTCGCCGTGTTCTTCCTGCAGCCGTGCGAGGTTTTCACCAAATCCCAAAATATCACTCCTTTCTTTTTCGCCCCTTGTCCACTCTTGCTAACGCATGATAAAATAGAGTAGAGAAAGGGGGTGAAATAATGAACTCTGTTGAAAAGTATGCGTTTGATGCCGCAAAAGAAATCGTCATCGCCAAAATGACAAGCTCAACAACATCTTCCGACAAAGCCGGTGGCAAAAATGTGGCTGATTTCTTCGAGGAAATCTACAACCGCCTGTTGGCTCTGTCTAACAGCAAAAACTAACCATTCTGCATACCAGCTAACACCTGTGCGACCGCTGCAAGAGCTTCCACCTCTGCGGCGGTCGTACTCTGTGCTGCAAACCTTTCAACGACTTCGATCAAAGCGTTTTCCAAGCGGGCGTTAATAGTAGTGTTCAAATTTTCACCTCCAAAGTTAGATTATTTTCTTGACAAATTAGAGTATTTGTGATAGTTTGGTTTTGCTACAAACTTTCCTATCACGCCAGCCCTATTTATCGGGGTGGTGCAGGGTTTTATTGCCTGTCCACGAATATTATGTTACTCCAAATTTGAGCAATAGTCAATAAAAACTTGAGTAGCAATATGCACAAATTTTGAGGTTCTGTTTATGCCATTTGCTCAAAACTTTAGTTTTTGCATGGAACAAAGAGGGTATTCTGCGTACCGTCTTGCCAAAATACTTGGAGTAAGCAACCAGGGCGTATTAAACTGGCTCGATGGCGGAAATGTCCCCCACAAAAAGACACGCCAGAAGATTGCCGAGCACTTCGGCATCACTCTCGCGGAGCTGGACGGGGATGAACTGCCCGTCCTGCCGCCGGAGGGCGCAAAAAAAGCCCCCGCCACAGAGGGCGAGGGCATCAGCGCAGCAAAACGAGCGCTGATAAATGCGATTGATGGCCTGACGGATGAGCAGTGTGAAAAGCTGCTGCCCATCGTATTAAGTGCAAAGACGGTATTATGAGTAGCGTGTTTATTCCCACAAACCCAAACGACAAGCATTTGACGGAAATTGAGCGGCAAAAATGGGAAGCCGATCTAGAGAACAAAAAATACGATTTCCCATACATTGCTCTTACAAAGGCGCAAATGAAGCTTTTGAAGCAGGCGCAAAAAGACGTGGTACTTGTAACGCCGGAAAACGAGAATGATGTTGCTGTCCTTTTACATCATAATTTTGTCCATGTGCTTGTGAAAAATGAGAAGCGTGGGATTATTCTCCGTCAAAGAGGGTATAACTTTCTTGCTTATGCGAAGAAAGAGACCGCAAAAGAACGCTCTATTACGGCAAGAGACTGTTTTGTAGCGATAACTGGCGCTATTTGCGGGTTTCTATTGAATTGCTTGCTATCCGGTTAGTTGTTGTACTGCCACTGGATGTGCAGCGCTTCTCGAATAGCTTCAGCCTTTTCGGGGGTAATATCTGTTGGCTCATAGTCTTTGCAAGGGTTATCCTTTCCACAGCCAAGAATGTACCATCCGCCCCAATTGGTATAGCGAGCAACCACGTATTTGCAGCCGGAACAAGCAATGCTTTTGCACTGCGGAAGGGCGGCATTGTCAATGACGGCAGACCGGCGGGTACGCTCTTGTTCTTCCGAAAGCTGTTCTTTGAGTTTTCGGTTTTCTTCCTGCAAGTCTTCTAACTCTTTTCTTGTAATAAACATTGCAACCTCTCCAACACATATTCCGCCTGAGAATCAGTCAGCCCCAAAATTTCGGCCTTTAGCCTTTCTCGCACGTTTTCCGGCGCAAGCGCCGAAGATCCCGCACACAACAGTTCCTTCAATTCCCCGCCTTCTTCCTTTTCAGTTTATACAATTTGCAATCGCAAGTCAACAACAAGATTCCAATATGTAATACCATCGATTGGGGAGCCAATCGCAATTGTGTTCTGTTGGCCCCCCTGCCGCCTGCAACCGGCAGAGGGGCCTTATAGCAGATAGCCACCAAACATCAAGCCTACCTGCTATGGCTGCATCATAGCAGGGTGGTGGTTGGCAGAGCAAGCCGAGGCAAAGGCAGAATCTCTCCAATTCTTGAAATTTGGCAAAATTAGGCTTGGTAACATCTGCCAGAAACCAGGCAAACGAAAGGAGTGTACCTCATGGAAACCATCCAGGACATTTGCTGGAAGGAGCGAGAAGCACAACGAAAAACAGCGCAAACCATAGCGGACGAATCCGGCATCTCTATCTCGACTGTCAACAACTACTTTTCCAGCGCATCCAAGCAGCCGTCCGTCTACACTGTAGGGCCCATTTGCAAGAGCCTGGGAGTGTCCCTGGACCGGTATTTTGAGATCGTGCCGAAAGGCGAGGATTTGACGGAGCGGGAGGAAGCCTTGCTTACCCAGCAAGTGAGCCACGAACAGGATATGAACAAGCTGCTGAGTGAAACCATCAAGCACAAGAACCGAGTGATTTTTGCTCTACTGTTTATTTTTGCCCTGGCGCTGGTGTATGGCATTACCCTGGACCTGTTAAACCCCAGCATGGGCCTTTTCAGGGGATAAAAAGAGGAGCTGCCTCCGATACCGAAATACCGGAGGCAGCGATCAGGAAGCGGATGCTGATGCAAAGCAATCCGCCCCTCCATTATAGCAAAGCAGGAGGAAAACGCAAGTGAAAATTCCAGAGCCAATAAAGTTACCATCAGGGAAATACCGCATCCAGATCATGGTTGACAGGAAACGAGTTGGGAACACTTTTGATACGGCGGAAGAAGCCCGATTCTGGGCCTCCGGCATCAAAACAAAAATGGTGGAGGCGCAAAAGCCTGTAAGAAGACTTACAGTTGGGGAAGCTGCCGACCGATACATCGAAACCAGAAGCGAGGTGCTTTCCCCGTCCACCATTGCCGGGTATAAACGAATCCGGAAAAATCTGATGAAGGATATTGAGAATATCGTTTTAGCCGATCTCACACAAGAGCGAGTGCAACGCTGGGTAAACAGGCTATCGAGGGAAGGAAAAACGCCAAAGACAATCGCAAACGCACACGGATTTTTGAGCCCAATCCTTGCGGAATATAAGCCGGAAATGGCCTTACGCACAACCATGCCACAAAAGGTAAAAACGGAGATCGAGATACCGTCTGAGGCCGACGCTGTAGCCATTGCCAACGCATGCAAAGGTACAAAATACGAGCTGCCAATTATGATTGCCATTTGGCTTGGCCTCCGGGCATCCGAGATTATTGGCCTGCGCTGGGATGATATCGATGGTGAGTATCTGCAAATCCGGAGGGCCATTGTGGCCGGGGAAAACGGGCCTGTTGAAAAGGGAGTAAAAACGTATAGCGGCACCAGAAGGATACACCTTCCGCTTTACCTTTTGGATTTGATCCAGAAACAACCCAAGACAAGCGAACACATTGTGAACCTTTCTGGGCATGCGCTATACAGTGGCTTTGTTCGCATCTGCGAGAAGGCAAAAGTAAAGCACTACCGATTCCACGATCTGCGGCACTTTAACGCATCCGTCATGCTGGCGGAAGGTATCCCGGATAAGTACGGCATAAAGCGGATGGGCCACGCTACCAATAACATGCTGAAAACCACATACCAACACACTCTCGCCGAAAAAGAAAAGGCGTTTGATAAAATCATTGACGGGCATTTTGAGGAGTTGTTTGCTCCGAAAAAATAGCCCATTTTCGTGTGCAATTTCGTGTGCAATTTTCCTCCTAAAAACCGATTTTTAATTGCACACGCTAAAATTGACTTGTAAAATTTGCAAGACGCAAGAGCCGCCAAACCCGCATAAAATCAAGGAAAACCGGGGAACCATTGAGATTCCTCGGTTTTCCTTTTGGTGGAGGCGAGGGGAGTTGAACCCCTGCTTAAAACCTTTACAAACCGCATAAATTCAACGGAAGAATCAAGTCGTGTGCAATTTCGTGTGCAATTTTGCGGAGTTAAAGAGCTTGAATCTTCCGCATTACGCTGTTGTAAACCCGCTCGTTTACAATGCGTAACGTATCCATCAGCTCATCCACAACCGCCCACGCCTTTGCCGGGTTTTTCCCGGCGACGGCCCGAAGAAAATCAGTATCGCCGTACTCCCCCACGTCGGCGCTTACCGCAACGGTAGGCGCCGCCGCAGAGGAGTACATCACCGGAGCTACTGTGCTTTCGGGCTTTCTCTTGTGCTGGTTTTGGATGATGTAGAGAGCCGCCAGTTTCTCATAGTTGTTCCAGCTGGATTCTTCCGTTTCTAGGCGGCTGATCCATAGCCGGAGCTCGTTCTCGTCGATCATGGGGTTACACCCCCTTAGCCCTCCATCAGGGACATTGCCCGCCGAAGGGCCTCTTTTACCCGCTCGTCGTCGGTTTCCCGCAGCATATCATTGAGCTGCTCCCGCAAATGCTCTGCCCCGCCAGTGCGGCTATACCTACCGCGGGAATCCCGATGGCGGCCCCGCCAGGAATCGCCGTGGCCGTAGGTGCCCCGAATATCGGCTTCCCAGTCGCCGGTGCCGGAATAGCCCTCGCTTTCCATCATCTCGATCTTGTCGATATTCTTGATGGTGGCCGTCAGCTTGTGCGCAATTTCAAGATCGCCCGCGCCAAGCTCGCCCTTACGTGCCAGCTCGTCGAGTTCGTCGCACAGCATATTGCGAAGATCATACATTGCTTTCTTACTCATGTCCAGTCTCCTTTCACGCGATTCTCTCAACCGTCAGATTCGAGTTGGCGAAGTTGACGGCCTGAGTGCTGGTGTTTTCCATTGCGACCGTCAGGCAGCAGCCTTTCGGGACGCAAACCTGTGCGGAAACATAAATGTTAAAGTAGTTCTCTACCGCCGCAGGCGTGACAGTTGCCGTTGCACTGGTCAGCGGCTCTCCGTTGATGGCAAGCGCCGCCGTGATGGCCTCGACCGTGCCTCCGGTTGGAATAGCGATGTTGCCGCCAAAGGAGATCTTAAACAGGGCGCGATTTTGATTAGTGAGGCCGCGCAGCGTGACAATACCTGCGCCCTGGCGATGCACGATACACGGCTTGCTATTGACCGCCGTTTCGGTCAAGGGGACGTTCTGCCCTGCGGCTACGCTTACAATATTCGCGTTTGTGTACTCTGCCAAAATAATCAGTCCTTTCTAAAGGGGTCGAAATCGACCCTGTTAAAATACAGCGGCGAGGCAATAGCCCCGCCGCGTTGTCGCAGTATCGGCACGGGGCCGATCATTTTGCCGTTGTCGGCAAAAAGCTATGCTATGCAGTTGTCAGCAGCCGCAGCCCTGATTGCAGCCGCAGCCGCCGTAACCGCTGCCCGCCCACGGGTTACAAGTAATGTAGGCAGGCGAAGGGCACGGACGCAGCTGCGAGATCAGATAGTTGTTCTGCGCGGCCTGAGATGCCGCCAGCTTCAGATTCTGATTCTCGGTCTGGAGGTCGGACAGCTTGCTCTGCGTCAGGAAATCGAGGATGGCGCGGCTGTTCTGGTTGTTCGCGTCAATAATGTCGCGCGTGGCGTTCTGTACGGTGTTGCGCGTGTCGCACGCCTGCGCCGCCATGTCGTAACGCACGCCCTCGATGCTGCGCTGGGTGTTGCAGCAACACTCAGCGGCCTGCATCTGCATGGCAGTCAACTGCTGCATGAGAGCCGCCTGCTGGTTACTGCGGGAAAGCTCAGCCTGTGCAAAGCCGTTGGCCATTGCCATGTTGGTGCCGTTGACAAGCTGCGCCTGCTGGTAAAATCCGTCGCAAAGGCCCTGATTTACACTGTCGATCTTGCGCTCGACATTAGCAAAATCAGAAGTCAGCACATAGCCATCGACCACGCCGCCGGAATTGCCAGCGTTGTTGCCCCAGCTGTTGCCGCCCCAGCCAAAGACAGCAAAAATGAGGAAGAGAATAATGAGCCATGCGCCGTCACCGCCCCAGCCGAAACCGCCGCCGTTGTTGGTAGGCGAGACCGGCATGGTCAGCATGGGAGCGCCGCCATCGGAAAGAGACATAAAATCACTCCTTTTAATTATTTATCAAATCGTGGCCACGATGTTGATTTGTGTTGATGATTACCGCATCAGACTTTGAAACTGCTTTGCCATCTGCTGAAGCTGGTTGAGCTGCTGCTGGTTTAGCTTACCGCTCTGCAAGAGCTTTTCGACCTCTGCTTTTGGATCGCCCTGAAAGTTAGCCTTGAATTGCTGAAACTGCTGCACCATCTGTGTGAAGTTGCCCATTGGCCCCGGCATCTGCCCGCCGCCAAGCGCAGCCATAAACGGATTATTCATCGTCGTCATCCTCCTCCACCCTGAGCTTCTTCTTGCCCTTTATTTCGCCCACAAGCGCCGCCAGACGGTCAAATTCTTCGCGGGTGACAAACTCCACTCTTGCCTTTTGCGTGGCAGGAGCAGCCGTTTCTGTGCGCTCTACGAGGTCGTAAATCTTGAGCGTCGGCTTGCCACTTGCATCCGCCTGCTTGAGATACACAGTCGGAGCGGTGGAATCCCACAGCGCCACAGCAGAGTTGGGAGCGATGAGATAGCCTCTTGCCTCCTGCTCGCCGCTTACCCACTGCACGCTGCCTTGCGCCACCGGATTCTGCGGAACGGGCTGTGGCATCTGCGGCTGCATCATCTGCTGCTGCCGCATCTGCATGAGGTTATCAGGCATCGGTTGAGGATAATACGGGTTCTGGTAGTAAGGATTAAACGCCATGTTTATGCCTCCGTTTCTTTCTCCCAGTAATACAGCGGCACTTCACCGCTGGAATCCCAAGAATCAAAAATTGTGCCATTCTGCACGCAAACTACGTGCCCGGACAGCGCCAAAATGTATGTGCCTACCGGCCTTTCCGCCGCAAAATCCGCCACCGTGAAGCAATCCGGGCAAGTATCTGGGACGATATGCCTCCGATACCCCAGCTTGCGAAGGTAAGCGCCCCAGCAGGCGTTGGCATTAGGAAGATCGCCGTCCAAATACCCCTGGATGCAAAGCGCCAAATAAACCTCGCCCCAGTCCTTTCCGGTTGCTTTGCAGATCGCCCGAACGGTGCAATCGGAAACGTTGCGCCCGTTGGGGTTTGGGTTAAAGTAGCTATACATGATCCGCCCTGGCGCTATGCATCAGCTCAATGGTTTTTACGTACTGCGCCAGCCCGTCCAGATCATTTGCGTAAGCGATAATGATGTCCCAGGCCATGCGGTCCGTAAAGCCGCAGGCGATAAGGCGATCAAACATTTAACCACCTTCCTTCTCCCCTTATGGTACAAAAAATCCGGGCAGTCAAACTGCCCGGATTCTGCCCGCATTCTGCGGAAATGGCAAAGCGCACAAAAGCTTCCACAGGATTTGTGCACCTCTCCAAACCTCAGAAAATACACCAATTTGGTGTATTTTCTCTTGACAATACCCCAAATTGGTGTATAATGAGTAATGTAATCAAGAGGGGCACAGCCCAGGAGGACATAAAAATGAAGAACACTATGTGGTATGCGGTTATGCGGGACAACGACGATACTGATTGGGGCACCGGCAGCAACAACATGGACGAGGCTATCGAGATGGCCAAGAAGTACCGCGCAAACGGGTACGAGGACGCTTACATCGCCGTGATCGACGACGAGGGCGACCCCATCTGCGTGGACGAAATCCGGGACTTTTGACTGAGCGATGATGGACGATAAATTCAGCGCACTTTTCGGCGCCGCGCTAAAGACGGATGATCGGGATAAGTATGTCTCCGATTGGGCCCTTTCCTCCGCATGGGGAGACGCCGAGGACGCCGAGATTCCCTCCCAGCGGATCAGTGATCTTGGCGCCCTCTGGGACGTGGCCCACGTCACCATCCGGGACCTTCGGGCGCACACCGGGCTTACTAGGACGGCCTTCGCCCTCCGCTACCTGATCCCGTACCGCTCCGTGGAGAATTGGGAGCGGGGCGACAGCCAGTGCCCGGATTACGTCCGGCTCCTGCTAGCTCAGGTCACTGGCTTCTATCGCCGCCCGGAGGGATAAATGGACGTAAAGAATAAAACTCAGCCGGAAGCCAGATGTGGCATTCAGCTCCGGAAATCGCGAAATCCAGATGGTAAAAAAACCAGCGTGACCGGCGTCCAGTTTTGCCCAAAAGGCAAATGTGCCGGAACTTACTCTGCCATTGTACGGGTGAATGGAATTTGCTGGGCGGCAGACGGATTCCGCAGCATTGACGAGGCAGCCGCCGCACGGGAGAAAGCCAAGCAGGAAATGATAGCGTGGGGCAGTTATAATTCTTCCGCCTACGATAGCCCAAATTACAGGGAGCAAATGCGCAAAAATTGGTCCGCCATTGGGAAAAAAGCTGCCAAGAGGCCCGAAACAGTATGGTATATCCGCTCTCCGCAGGGGGCTAAAATTAAGGTATGTAATTTGTGTGGATGGGCGAGAGAAAATGCTCAAAAATTTGGGATGGAACCAAACGATCACAATGGGGGCGTAATTGAGTCCGGTTTTGCCGCTATAAAACGATCTTACACCGGGGCCAGATTGCAAAAGGGCCGCCTGTTTGCGGTCCCACAGTATAAAGGATGGCAGCTTGACGGCTGGGAGGACGATCACGGGGAGCTATGCTCTACTTCAGGGCCTCCTGTCCGTGGAGAATTTTTTGTCAAAAAGCAAGCGGCCTTAAAGGCTCGTACAGAGGAGAAGAAAGCAAACACCGCGAAAAAATATCATGAGCAAATGCTTACGGCTGCCTGTGAGCGATATCGGCGGAGAAGAGCTGACGGGGAGAAAGCGGGAGGGGCCGTTGTGGGTAACTATGTTACTCATTTTGATTGCAAAGATCTCCCAGTAGCAGAGAGGGGAGGCGGCAAGCCGGTGCTGCTAAAATCTCCGGATGGAGAGTTAATCCTTGTCAGAAATCTGAGTGAATGGCTACGGGAAAATTGTCGAGAGCTATTCGCCAGAGAGCCGACACCGCAAAACGTGCGCACTATGCTTACACTGTTTGCCAAAGCAAAATCGGGAAAGCGCCGTACCGCCTACGGCTGGACCGTCCTCCCGCCGGAGCAGGATGAATAAAGCAAAAGGCCGTGCCCAAATTGGGCACGGCCTCCTCTTATCCCCTGATGTCATCCGCCAGGTGGGCATAAGCCCTCCTGCGGAGCTTGTAGAGCCCGTCCACGCTGAGGTTGAGCCGGGCAGCAGTCTGCAGGCAGCTGCGGCCCAAGATATCCACCTCAACGACGCAGGTCTCCTCGTCCGGCGGCAAGCCCGCCGCACGGACCGCCTCCGTGGCCCGGCGTGGGGCCATGCCGGAGAGCAGCGCTCTGATCTCCCGGTGCTGTACGTCCATCTTGTCGCCGGACTTGCAGGACACGGCGGGGCCGTGCGGATGTCGCCATCATCTGGCTTGCCTCCTCTCAAATTTTAATCTGGATACCCCGGTCTTACACCGCAGGTGACGAGCCCCTGTTTCCGCTTCCGCCGCATGACAGCGCCGCCGTTGGTGTCGTTGCCCATGCCGGTGTTGCCCTCGATGGTGGTGAGGGTCCCGTCTGTTCTCACTCTCTCCACGATGCCCACGTGCTCTGTCTTGGTCCGTTTGCCCGTGAAGTCAAAGAATACGATGTCTCCGGGCCGGTATCCTCCCCGGATGACCTGCCCGGGGGCCTGCGCCTTGTAGCGGCCCACCAGGGCGCTGCAAGACGCCGTTTTGTAGAGGGAGAGCCCCGCCTGGCGGAAGACCCACCAGACGAAGGCCATGCACCAGGGGTACGCCTTGCCAGAAACCTCCCGGCCATAGTAGGCCGTGTTGTACTTCACCCGGTTGCTACCGGCAGGGCTTTCCGTGACACCCACCTGACTAGCAGCCGCGAAAAGCACGGCCCGGGCTGTCTTCTCCTCCCGCTCCGCTTTCAGCTGCTTTCTCGTAGCCGGTCCGCAGATTCCGTCCGCCTCCAGATCATACGCCTCCTGGAAGGCCCGCAGCGTCCGGTCACTCTCTGCCCCAAAGCTGCCGTCTACCGCCAGGTCCCCGCCGTGGCGCTGGAGCTGCCACTGGACCCACCGAGCCCCGCTGCCAGAGCTCCCCTGCCGCACCAGCGCCGTGGGCTCCGGATACGGGCAGCCGTCCGCCTCCCGCTTCCGCCAGAAGCAGAGGTAGTTGTGGACCCGCCGGGGAGAGTAGAGATACGCCTCCCCCTCCTGAGAGAGCTGCACGCTGCCGCCGCCGTCCAGCATCAGGGCCCAGTCCGCCGCCGGGAACTCCCGGAGGAGCGCACGCTGGAGCTCCCCCGGCGTCATCCCCAGCGCCCCGTCCGGGAAGCAGCGCAGGAGATAGCTCCCATCCGTGAGGCCCAGAAGGACCGTCCGTCCGCTCCGGCGGGAAACGGCGGCGTCAGCATGGTAGGGGTAGGGCTTCCCCTGCCAGAGGAGAAGCACACCGGAGATGAAGTTGTCATAGCTCTCCATCTCGCCGCTGACGGCGATACGAAACTTCCCCTCCCCGCTGTTCCAGCCCAGGCCCCGGTAGCTGTACTTGTCATCGCTCAGGATCTTCCCGTCCGCCTTCACGTCGCAGTTGGGGACCCAGCGGTTGGAGTCGTAGAGGCTGGCGTTGATGACCACGTCGGCCCCTGTCCGCTTGCGGACCTGGCTGGCCGTCAGTTTCTCCGTCTTCTTCGTCACATAGAGCTGAATCTTCTGCAGGCCATCCGGGGCAAAACGCACCGTAACCATCTTACTCATTTTTGACCTCCTCGTCCTCCGGCGCCATCTTATCTCCGGCGGCATCTACGGCCTTTTTCCCCGCCGCCAGCAGCCGGACCAGCCACTTGGGGACCGGTGCTCCCATACTCACTCCGTGCTCCGCCAGGCTCCCCAGCTCGCCCAGAATGTACCACACCACCACGAGAGGCCCCAGAAGCACCGTATATTCAAAGGGCAGTGTCACGCCGGGGAGATTGCCCAGCATGGACCCCAGCAGCCAGTCCGCCGCGCAGGCCACGCACACAATGACGATCATGCCGCCCTTGTGCCACGCCCCCTCCCGGAGCTTCTTGCTGGACCACTCGCCCCGCTTCATGGCGGCCGCGCTCCCGATCAGCCAGTCCGCCAGCATCAGCAGCACCCAGGCCACGATGAGCCAGCCGAACCAGCCCCAGACGGCGGTCAAAGCGGCGATGGCCGCTGTGACCCACGTTTTGATATCCAGAAAAATGTTTTTTTTCATTTGCACCTCTCTTGCCTCATCAATACTCGCTATTGATGGCTACCACGATTGCGGTTTGGATCGCCGCATCCACCCCGATATCCGAAAAGACCTGACTAGCCGTGCGATAATTGATATTCCCGGAACCATCAATGACCGCAAATTTGCTGGCCTGTGCGGTTGCGTTGTTGCCTTGAATTCGCGCATCCCGGATATCGTATGCCGTCCCGTTCAGCTCGATTTGTGTCAGCTCTGCCATACGCTACTCTCCAATTACAGCGCCCGGATTTTCGCTGGGAAATCACAGGCGAAAATCTCCTCTGTCTGTCCGCTCTTCGTCCGGAGGGCATTTGCGATATCCGTGAACAGCTCGCCAAGGTTCTCGTAGTAGGAAAGCGTTGGGGAATCGGAAAATGTAGTAAGGTGTTCATCCATCCACTCTTTACTGGGTTCCTTGCCCGACCCAAAAGCAGCAGTCAGGTCAAGCAGCATACAAGAGGTAAGCCGGAACGGTACATTGACACTCTCGTTGTTGTAGTCAAACCGGCAAGGATAATTGCCATCCGTAAATTGAGTCCGAGTAAACACAGCAGAACAACGGACCCACGTATCAGCATCTCCGCCAACTTTCATACCAGAAACTGCTGCCGGTTCTGCAATGGGCCAATACCAATCCACGGTTCCACTGGCCTGAGATTCAAATTTAATTTTGAGACTCAGGTAGTATTTATGAGATGCCACCAGATTGTGATAATCAGTAGTCAGGGTACATTCTCCCGCCGCTGACGGGATTACTCTTACGCTTCTTGTCGCTCCATCTCCCGCTGTTATCGTAGAGGATTGCCAAGTACAGTTATTAAGAAATGCACCAAAAATTCCTTGTCCGCTGTTTGCAAGGATGTTTGTCAGGGTAATTGTTTTTCCCATATTGTCACCTTCCCGCCTTAATAGCTACTGTTGATCGCGCCAATAATCGCATCATCACAGTATTGCTTTGCTTTGGCTAACGCAGATTTCACAGAATACGGGGTGGCCGCTGTTGTCTTGCTGGCAGACGTTACGCTGGTACTAAGCTTCGTAATGCCGTACACGGAGGTGGATGCGTGTGTAGTGCCTGCATAGTCTGTTCCGGCCTCTGCAATGGCCCAGGCGGTGGGCTTTCCGTTCGCATCCACCGCCGCAACTTTGATTAGGTTGCCGACCGCCGCGCCGGATGTAAGCAGCACATCTTGCTTGGTGCTGAGATCGAGCGTTCCGACGATCCGTTCTCCCGCAGCATCGTGCGCGATGACCCCCACCAAAAGCGCCTCCGGAGTAACGTTGTCCCCCGTCAGGTCCAGGATGGTGGAGCCATTCATCTCAACCTTGTTTACTCCCATAGGCCGTCACCTCAGCCGATGGTGACGGTTTTGCCTCCCTGTGCGTTATCAGTATACGCAACGGGGATAGCGGCCACCGTCACCTGCGAGATGCAGTTGTACCCGGTATCCGGAAGCACCTGCTGACTCGAAAAATTGGGCGTAACGGACTTTGCCTGGGGCTTCATGCCCTCACTGCCGGACATCGTACCAGCCACGCCGAAGACCGTGATGCCCTCGCGGATATTCTTCGACACCAGCTTCTCCGCCTCGGTGGGATCGAGCTGGGCCACGCCGGAGCCATCATGATATCCCTGGGGGATGGGGACGGTGGTGCCTTTCTCCGCAACATTCAGCGTCTTCGCGCCGTTGTTGGGCATAGAGCCGGTGACTTTGTTGCCGACCGCATAAGCCGTCTTCCCCTGTAGAATTTCCGACGCGCCTGCGGTGGCCTCGCTGGTATCCGCGTCGAACGTACAGGTGCCGGTAATGGGAGCACCATCCTTGCCGTGGGCCTTGTAGCCTTTAAGCAACTTGTCCGCCACGACGGTATCGCCCGTGAGGTCCATGAGGACTTCGCCAGACTGCAACACCACCTTGCTGTTATACTGATTAGCCATTCGTAATGCCTCCAATATAGATCGTATTCCCGCCCGACGGATTGCTCACGCGGGCAACATCGATGGGATTGACGGTGATATCTTCCCGAAGGACCTTCTCCTTGGTAGAGAGGACCTGCGCGGCAAAATGCGGGTCCACGGTATAGGGGCCATTGTACAGCTCCCCGCCGTTCCGCACGGACACGCTGAATGTAATTCCGATTCGCGCAGGCGCTCGGACGGAGAATCCCACGGTCTTGCGGGATATCTTGAAGGTGATAGGCACCATTACAGCACCGCCTTACTCAAAACCCGCTGCACATCGATCTTCTGGATTTCCGATCCGATCACGTCCCCGCTCGTGAACTTCACGCGAACCTGCATGGGGCATAGCAGTGGCACCAGACGCATCGTTTCCTCCTGGGAAAGAGGGAAATGGAACGCTCCGTCGCTGAAAGAAACTTCCTCCGGATAGGTCTTCGTGAGATTGAGCAAGGTGATCTCAACCAGCTCAATTTCCGAGATATCCAGCGGCTTTCCTTCGTTTTCAATCGTAATATCGATACTGTAAGAATCACCTTGCGTCATCTTCATGCCACCCCCGGAATCGTCAGAATGAGTTTTTTCCCAGATACCGATGCCGTAACCTGCCCTTTGAACAGAACCTGCTTGGCCTCGCCTGCCGGATCATACACAGATGCCAGCATATCGCCGGTGCCGCTTCCTGCGGGACCTGCCGGACCCTGGGGGCCTTGGGGGCCAGCCGGACCCTGGGGGCCTTGGGGGCCTGTAGGGCCGCGTGAACCGGTAGCCCCTTTGGGGCCGGTGGCCGCTACGCCGCTATCAGCGTAGTTTCCTGCCTGATTATCCCAGGTGTACCAGTTGCCGTTATCCCCGATGTACGCGGGATTGTTGGATGCAGCTTCCGCTTTTTGAGCGCTAACGGCAGCAGCGTCGGCCTGGACTTTGGCGGCAGCCTCCGCGTACTGAGCAAGCAGAGCGCCGGTAAGGCGCTTGGCCCCGCCGTCCTGGTATACCGGCAGGAGGCCATCGTCGGCCAGGGATTCTACCGCCGGGAGATCGTTGATGCTCTTATCAGCCATCGGCAGTCTCCTCCTTTCGGGCCTCCGCAATGATGGCCTCCGCCGTCTGCACGATGCCAAGCATATTCGTCCAGTTCTCATCGCCCGCTACGGTAACGTGCCGCGCGGCGTCCCGGATACCAGCTGCCATGCGAATGATCTTCGATTTATCCATGGGATTTCTCCTTTCTAGGTGATGCTGTTGAGGCTGTTTTTTAAGCCGTTGATGGTCGCCGCCGAGATCACATCTCCGGCGGCTACCTTGGCCGGAGGCGACGTGGGCGGATTCATGGTGGTCAAGAGATCGATCACAGCATTCACGTCGCTGGCCTCCATGTTGGTGCCAGGAGTGGTGCTGATCTGAGAGCCGGAGACGGACATCCCCAGATACTTGGCGAAGGCGATACAACGGGAAATAAAGCCGTCCCATTCCGTTGCCGTGAGGTATTTGGCAAGATACGTCCCATCTGCTTCCAAGGTGAGCGGGACTTTTGCATTCACCTCCACGGTGGATGTCCATTCCCAGTTGGCAGGGCGCTCCGGTTGAGGCTCCACGGCCTGCGTGGTAACATAATCGTACTCGTAGTTGCCCTCGCCAGTGGTTGAGTGGGACCAGGAGAGGTATACTCGGTACGTTGTAGCCGGAGTAAGCCCGGTAAACGATGCCGTCCGCGCGAGAGAGTACCCACGGGATTGCAGGGTTGTGTTACCATCCGCAGTCCGGAGGGACCAAGCAAAATAGGAGTATTCATCTGGATCAGTAACTCTCGCCGTGATGGTGGTGTCGGTGTAATCACATTCCCAGTTGCCGGGGAATACGCTTGCAGCCACCTCCAATCACCCCCACACGGCCCGGACGGTGACTTCGCCGCCGCTGCCGGAGCCAATTTCGGACATCGAGCCGTTTTTCACCTGGTAGATGGTGTTCGAGCCGAAAGAAATAAAAATCCCCGTACCGGTGATCTGGCTGGAATTCGCCACGCCAATGGCGCTGCTGTCTCCGATCCAGACGCCCGTCGTGAACTTCTTCACCACGCCGTTGTCGCTGCCGGTATCACCAGACCCAGCGCCCAAAATGAGGTACGGGTAGTCGATGCTCCCGATGGTTTCCAAGCCCAGGCCGATCTTGTGCAAATCCCCAGCGGATACCACATCGAAGCCGTTGGCCGTCATGGCGGCGTAGCCTTCGTCGGTGTCTCCGCTGCCTGCGTAGATTTCCGCTCCGTAGATTTTGCCGCCGTAGATATTCGGGGACCCAAATTCATCCGCCGTGATAAAGGTACTTTCCGTGGCATTGGCCCGCATTAGAGCTGCCTTGATGTTGGCGAAAGTGACGCTGGCGGAGGACCCGGCGGGGCCCCGTTCACCGTTTTTGGCCTGCACCAGAATGGGGGAGGTCCAGGTGGTCCCGGCGTTGTAGCTGTACTTGGCCCACACCTCCGTGCTGGTGTTCTCCCAGGCTTCGTCCCACTCATCCACCCAGGTCTCTTTGTCGGTAGAATACTTAACCTGCGTAAAACTGCTCTCGCCGGTGAATACCACGTTGCCGCCCAGGGTTACGTTCCCATCCTTATCCACCAGGAACTTGTCGTTGACGTTGATGATGCCCCGGAACTTGTACTTGCCCGCTGCGGCATCGAAGTACAGCGCCTCTTCGCCGTCATCATTGTAGAAGGCCAGGGTGTCGGCGTTGAGGATTACACGGGCTTTCTCCGTCTCTCCGTCCGTCTTCACGATCTCGAGGCCCCTGTTCCGGCTGATCCGGGTGCCGTAATACAGAGCTCCCAGGGCGACCTTGCGCTTCAGCGCCCGGTCCTGGGGGGAGAGGTACGGGTACTCGTGGTCCACTTCCTCCTCCCCGGGAGCGCCAATGTCGGCACTGTCCAGGGCGTCCGCCGTGGTGTCGATGGCCGCCAGGAGACTGTAGATGCCGTTGACGGTGATGGCATCGCCCAGCTCCGCCGCAGGGTCCAGGATGGCACCAGAAGCGGAAAACGGCTGGTATGCGTAGCCGGAGACGGCAGCCAGAAGGTTGTTGGCCATCGCCTGGGTGGCCCAAGGGCAGTCCACCTCCAACGTCCGCCCGGTATCGTCTCCGGCGGTGTAGGCTTTCTCGTCGTCGTACCAGATCGTCACCCGGCTATAGGGCAAAAATTTGGGAGGGGCAGAAAAATCCGTGATCTGCCGCCCCAAGTAGAGTTTGTCAGACAAGGATTCTCACCCCTCCCATCGTGATTGTGTTGCCGTACTCATCCACGAGGTAATTTGTCTCTGCCGGCAGGCCGCCCAGCGTCACCAGCCGCAGATTGCCCGCCGGTGTGATGATCCAGCAGCCGCCGTGAGCGGCGGCGATATAGCCCAAAATCTCCCGCATGGTATAGTCGTTGGGGTACTCCACCATGTAGGTGGAGTTGATAACCGTCCGGCTATCCAGCTCCACCCCCATGCGGGTGCAAATGGCGTTTACAACCGCTTGCTGCGTCCTGGGCCACTCGCCTGTATCGCCTTCCAGTAAAAACGTCTGCTCCGATTTGAGCATGGCGTCATAGCAAGATAGGGTAATGGTATTTGCATCGGGATCAATATCCCTGGTATCGATGTAAAAAACGCCGACTTGCAGCCATTCCGAGGATTGCGTCCCGTTGCTCAATCGCGTATACGCTTTTACCTCCGCATTCCTTGGAATGCTGCCAGGATTCCACAAAACAAGGCTTAATTGAGCAGAAACACAGCTCCCGACGGTTGCTACCCGTCCCCCGAACAGCGCTGCCGAAACGGAGAGGCTTACGATTTTCTCTTTATCGTATTCCGTCTGGCCAATGCTGATTTTTTGCTCTTTCCAGTGCGTTTTATCCTGTAGGAGTGTTTTCCATAATGCGCTAGTCGTTTGCATTATCTTGCCCTCAGTTGGATCGTGCCGCCTTTATAGCGCACGTTACCGTCTATGGATTTCAGCGCAAAAGCGGCGTCCAGGTTACTTACCACCCGCATAGTTCGGGTTTCTACGGACTTTGTATACGGATTGCTGAATTTCACGGTGACGGCGCTGCTGTTTAATGCGCCATACAGCGCCTCCGCCTCTGCGTCCGTCATGGGGAAAAAACTCGTGGAAACAATGGCCCGGTCCGGGCTCCGCACTGCGTGTTCCACCCCATCCATCGTTTTCAGCACTCTGCCATAGGAAACTTCCATCTGCACCGCATAGGTAGAAAGGCGCTTGCTTAAATCAAGCGAGCCAATTTGGAAAGTCACATTCATGCTCACACCCCCATCGCCCGCTGCATTTGGCGGTTGTATTTATAAGCCGTCTCGCCGATCACCTTCCCGTCAAGCACAGACTGCACAACGATGTTGATATCGCCGCCCATGCCTCCGAAAGAAGAGATTGCGCCCTGCAATTTCCCAAAAACAGACCGTTCCGTGCCGATGCTTGCCGTCCCAAAGTCGAGGTTGCTCGTAATATTCCGCTTGATGTCGCCGTATTCGTTCTCCCAGCCCTCGCCAAGGCCCAGCGCCATATTCTCGCCGATCCCTGCAAATACTCGAGACGGGGAATGAATCCCAAGCTTGCTCTTTACGCCTGAAACAATTCCGGAGAAAAAGCTGCCGACTTTTTCCTTGATCCAGCTGCCCATTGCCTTGATGCCTTCCCACAAGCCCTTCACGATCTGTTTGCCGACATTTACGATATTGGGGAGCGAGGAAACGAAGGTCTTTACAATGGTCGCCATCATGTCAAGCACCGACCGAACGATCTGCGGAAAATTTTTGGCAAGGCCGCTGACGATCGCCAACACCATCTTCATGCCCAGCTCAATGACCTGCGGCAGTTTTTCGACGGCATAGCCGACAAATTTCTCAATCATTTCAGGGCCTTTTTCCTGCACCACAACGCCGATGTTTTCAAGGATTCTCTCAACGACCGGCAAAAGATTTTCCGCCACCGTCACGGTGCTGCCCAAAAGGTTTGTAATGAGTTCCGCCATGTCGGCGTTTTCATCGCCAAGTCCCGTGATAAAGTTGTCATACGCCGCTTTCATCGACGCGATAGATCCTTGGATCGTCGTGCTGGCTTCCAGCTGCGTTGTTCCCGTGATGCCCATTTCCGTCTGCACGGTATGGATAGCGTCAACGATGTCCGCGTAGCTGTCGATGGTGTAGTCGGTGTAATTGCCTTGCGCGGCGTTTAAGGCGTTCGCATCGTCCAAAAGCCGCTGCATTTCCTCCTTCGTGCCGCCATAGCCGAGCTTGAGGTTATCGAGCATGGTATAGTTTTGCTTGGCGAAGCCGGAATACGCATTCTGGATAGATTCCATGCTGGAACCCATCTTGTTCGCGTTGTCGCTCATGTCGGTAATGGCGAGATTTGCCTTTTCCGCTGCCGCGTCCGTGTCGCCGCCCATCGATTGCAGCAGCGATGCGGAAAACGCCGTCACGGTGGTCATGTACTCATTCGCACTCATGCCTGCCGTCTGGTATGCGTTTGCGGCGTACTGCATCACGGTATCGGCAGAAGACTTGAAAAGCGTTTCCACGCCGCCGACCAGCTGCTCATACTCACCGTAGCTTTGGATTGCTGCTTCTCCGATGTTTTTTACCGCACCTGCAACAGCTTTCACGCCAGCAACAATGGCTTGCCCCGCAATATTCGCTTTCAGCACATCGCCAAAGCTCAATGCCTTTTCTTTGGTATCCCCAAGGTTTTTATCTACTTCGCTCGTGTCTACGCTGATTTTGACAAATAAATCAAGTAGATTCATGTTTCACCACCAATCCGCACCGCGCGACTACATCGGCGGTAATCTCTTCGCACGTTCTGTTGTCCTGCTTTTTCGGCTCAATAATATCCGCGTATCGCGCCTTGATGTAGTTTCCACTCGCATATCGCGCCGTGTTTTCGGCTACAATGCGCAGCGCGTCGGTCACATAGATGCGGTACGCCTCGGTTTTCGCTCTCTCATTGAGCCGCGCCACACAGTACCGCAGGAACGGCCTTACTCGCCTTTGCCCTCGGTATTCTCCTGCGCAGAGCCAGAGGATTTCCCGCTCTGCGCTGAGAGAAAAAGCGCGCCGAATGCTTCATCGTTCAAAAGTTCCGTTGCGTCTCGCATCAGCTTGACGAGGTTCAGCGCGCCCTTGTAGCTCTCCGCGCTCACGCCCTCAATAGAGGCAAGAATGGCGATGATGTCGCCTTTGTGGCCCTTGAGCAGCGCAGGGAGCGCTTTTCGCGCCCTCTGCGTCGCAAACTGCTTCACCGTCATGCCATCCGGCAGTTTCTCGCGCTTAAACAGCGCGGATGCCGCATCATCCTCCGCAATGTTGGCAATCGGGTCGATGATATCCGCGATGACGTCAAAGACGCGCTCGCCCTGAATGTCGGAAAGTCTCATTTACGCCTCCGCCGTGCCGGCCTTGATGTAAATTTCAAAAGGAACGGTGTCCTGCGCGCTCATGGAGTAGTGCCCGGTAAACTCAAACGCAAACTGGCCCTTGGCCTTGTCGCTCGTCTGAAGCTGGAAGCCGCCCGTGGAAAGCGCGTTGAGCAGCTTGATGGCGATAAAGCCGCCGTTGGTTTCGCCGTTCTTGTCGGAATAATCGCCCACGAGCCAGATATCGTCAAAGTCTGCGTCCTTGAGGTCGTTGCGCGGCGTGACCTTGGTCGTGTCGGTCGTCCCGATGTCAGCCGCGCCGCACAGCCGCTTTGCAATGGCGGTATCGGCATTGACAAACGTGCCGGTCATCTTGACCTCCCACGAATCGAGCTTTTTCAGCTCCTTCATGTTCTTGGGGCAGTTGTCGATATCCTCGCCAAAGTCCGAATAGGTCGGCGTGGCGGTAAAGTTGACGCCGCCGGTCGTTGCGCCGATCTGCCCCGCCTCGCCGATGGTGCCGGTAGCCGGTGTGAAATCGGTCGTCAGGATACCAGCGTTAATCTGCAGCTTCTGAAACGCATCAGAAGGAATCTTGGTAAATTTCATGTCGTTGTCCTTTCATCAGTTTTGCGACAGGAACTCAACCGTGATGTTGAGATACCGCCGCTTGATGTTTTTATCGCTTTCGTCCGCGATATTCTGACACCACGGGGACCCGCGCTTGATCCACATAGCGCCGCCGTCATAGGCGACCATACAGCCGCCCATGCCGATTGCGTCGGAGATCTCCTGCGCCTTAGCGTTCGGTACGGCCTCGCTCTCGGTGTAATCCCAGAGGTTGACCGTCAGCGCGATCTCGCCGCTCTCCCATGATCCTGTGATAAGCTCATAGGTCAGCCACGGGAAGGTCGCGTCCTTCGGCACGTTGGAGGTCGGATACGCCGGGAGGAATTGAGAAAACCACGCATGGAGCGCCTTGTCCTTTGTCATTTCGGCAGCTCCTTTCGCTCCGCGGTGAAAAATTTCAGGGCCTTAATGATTGCGCCAGCAGACCTCGGTGCGTTTTTTTCCTCGGGATTTGAGGTCACGCGATAGGTAATCCCCGTTTCCGTATCGCGGAAATAATCGTTATACTCGATGGGAACGCTCTGATTGACCAGCGCGGAATATACCGAGGTCACACCGTCCTTTTCCGCCTTGCGCGCCTCCATAGATGTGTCAAGAGACTGGTAATTGAGGAACTCCGCGCCCTCTTCCCATGCGGTGATGTAGCCGCCCGCGCCGTCAGGCGTGCGCTTTTTCTCCATCAAAATGCACTTGTGGGCAAAATCGTCCAGTAAACTCACGGTTCCACCCCCTTGATTTTCCGCCAGGAATTTAATCGGCCTCGGAAAGCGTCCTGCCAGCCAGTAACAGCGCTGGTATCCGCCTTCCCCCCGCTGGCTTTGGTATAGCTATACCCGCCAAACGATTCCGACGTGTATGGGCTTGTGACGATGGCTCCGTTTTTCTCCTGCCATTCCTCGATTTCGCCAGAAAGTGACACCACCGCCCCAGGAACGGCAAGCGCCCAAATAGAGCCTGTAAACGTCTCATCCACCAAATCCCCTACCGGGTACTGGTGCAAGCCATCGTTGAAAACGGAACCGACGATCCGGAAATATTGGTTGGTTTGGAGAAAAGGCAGCGTAATGCTGCCGTTTCTCACCACAAACTCGCCCTCGTGGACATCTACAAGGAACCAGTTGTTCAAGTGTTGCAAAACGTTTTCAAGCATTACGCCGCCCTCCATTCTCACTTCTCCGTCACGGTTGCACTGCCGCTCTTGAGCGCGTGGTAGTTGCCGTCGCACTCGACCACGGTCACGGTCTGGCCGGTCGCAATGGTCAGGTCGCTCTTGCCGTTCCAATCGTTCCAACCGGCGACGTTGTCGCCGTAAGCAACGGTCGCGGCAGAGGAGCCGGACGTGTACTTATACTTGTTGCCCGCAGCAGCCTTAGCGGGGGAAACGGTCAGCTTGGTATCACCGCTCTTGGTGCCAGCGGCAGAAGTCACCGTCAGAGCGCCCAGGGTGCCGCTGTCGATGGTGCCAACCACAACGCCGTCGATCCGCTCGGCAAACAGCTCCATGCCGTTGATAACGGTGTCGGAGGCCGTCATATTGGTATAGTCGGGCTCTTCGTGGATGCCGATGTAGCCGGTCGCGTCGGTGGTAAAGGTAAATACCTCCTGCAGATCCGCGCCGTTGACGGGGATGTAGTAGAGGACGATGTTGTCCTTCGCCGTAGCGTAGATCTTGCCCTTGGGGACGCTGGCGTTCATGATGAGCGTGCCGAGGCCAAGGAAGTTCTCGACGTAGCTCATGCCGAACGCGGTCTGCACAGTGATGTTGGCCGTAGACAGGTAATCCGCAACGTCCAGCGGATTCATGAAGTAGACCGCGCCGATCTCGTCGTCCTCGAAAAGGACCTGCAGATTGCCCCAAGCCTGCGCGAGAACAGTCTGGAAGTTCTTCCCGCTCACCGCGCCGGTGCCGGTCGAGAGGAAGTCAAAGAAGCTCTTGCGGATGCCCTTCTGCACATCCTTGAGCATTTCGTCGGTAGTCATCTCCACCGCCTGATCGTAGCCGCGATCGGTGATCGCCTCGGCAGATGTGGCCTTGCGCCACTTCTTGAGCGTGATCTCCTTGTAGTTCACAGCCTCGGTCTTGTAGTGGGAGAGGGGGATGGTGTCACCCTCGGCCACAACGCCGCTCTCGAGCGTGCCGGTCGCCTTGTAGCTCTTGAGCACAGTACCGGCCTGCTTTGCGATCTTCCGGGTGACGCCCAGGGCCTCCATCAGTTTCTTGATGGAGTAACCGAACATTTCGGTAAATTCGATCTCGCGCACGCGGGCGAGGTCATTTTTCTTGATCAGATTGGTTTCAGCAGCCATAATTAGCCTCCGTTCTTATTTTCAAAAAGATTGATGTTTGCAGCGATCGCCGCGCGGCGCTCCGCCCTGTCCTTGATCTGCATGATCTGGTCTTTAGTCATTGCGCCGCCGCCAGTATTCGCCGGGGGAGTGGCGGGATTCGCGCCGTGCGTCTGCGTGGTGGAAACCAGCCCCTTATAGGTGCCGTCTACGAGCGCATCAAGGCTCTTGGTGTCCTTGATTTTTTCGCCGTCCATCTCCAATGCGGCCATTTCCTCGCCGCAGCCGCGCATCGCAAGATCGAGATTCGCGCCGGTGATGTTTTTGCTCTCAAAGTAAGCACGCACAGCCTTTTCCTTTGCCGCCTTGCTCTCCTTTGCCGTGATGTCGGTCTTAAAGGCTTCAAAGGCCGAGTGTTCCTTCTCGTACTTCTCCTTGTAACCGCCGTCACCCGCTGCCTTGAGGTCGTCCAACTGCTTCTGGACGCCGGGCAGCTTCTCCGCATCCGCCTTATACTTGCTGACATCAGCTTTCAAGCCGTCCACGGTGTCGGTATGTGCCTCGATGATGGTATCCACCTGTTCGTCGGTGAGACCCATGCCCTTCAAAAGTTTGCGTGTAAGTGCCATTGTTCTATCTTCCTTTCCCTTGTCCGCAGTTCGTCGCGGCGATAGATTGTATAAAACCGCTGTACTTCGCGGGTTTTATCTACTCGATAAAGTCCTTAGCCATTTTTCAGCTCGCTTTCCAGAATGTCCCGATACTGTCCCGCATGGTCGGCGGCAGCTGGTTTCAAAAACGGCTGTGCCTTGTTGCCACGCGTGTAATGCCAATTTCCCTTTGCGTCCTGATACACCCGCGGTGTAGGCCGTCCGCCGCCGCCTTCGGCGTAAATGCCCGTGCCTAATTCAACGTACCCGCCGTACTCGGAATCCGTGCCGATGATTACCGCCGGTTCCTGTTCGTCTACCACATGGGTGATGCTGTTGCGCAGATTGCCGGTGTCAACGGGGCACATCTTTTTCGCATATCCCTCTGCCACAAGCCCGCACTTTTCCAGCCCCCGCAGAAGCGCCGCATGGATGGCGCCAGAAACCTCTTTGCTGTTGTCGGTGATTTCAACGTTCATCACAAAATCCCTCTTGACTTTTTTTCGGGAATTGCATATACTGACAGTGAGGAAACTCATGTTTCCGTTTTTCGAGCCGAACCTCTTCCCGTTACTGGAGGGGGGGCGGCTCATTTTTTATACCTTCGTGCAAATAGGAGAGATCCGTTCTCTTCCAATGCAATCACATCAAACCCGAACCCAGTGCTAACCACGCTTCGAACTGCTCTATCATCTACAACGCGTATAAGCTCATCGGTATCGATGGATCCTGTGCACTGTAACACAACCCCTCCAGGAGTTTTTGCAATTTGCTTTGTGGCTTTTCGAATCGCCATATCTGCCGCTTTCGCTGTTGATATACTTTTCAATTCCCACTGTTTACCGCGCCACAGGTAGTCCGGCGTTTTTATCCCCTGCGCATTTGCTTCTTTCAACAGCACGATCTTTCCGCCAAACTGATTGTGCAGTTGATTCGCAGCTTCAATTTCAGTTTCATGGCCTTTTGCGCGATAGCCGTTTTCGTATCGTACCTTACCCATGCGTGGCTTGGCGGAATCTATGTATTTCTTCGTAACATCCTTTACAGATGTTTCGCTCCCCATGTGATATGGGGATAACTGTCTGCCGCTGTATCCCTGCTTCGATGCTTCCCACTGAGCATATGTCATGTCAGATATAGGCCCGTCGCGTGTCCTACGCAGCCCGTCTGATGTATATACCCCGTCCACCGCCGCAACCAGCGTACAGCGGCAGTTATATATCTCCCACGGTGGCCCTTGTGGGTCTCCGGGGAAGCGGCAGCCATTGGAAAATTTCTTGTCCTGCACCACTTGTTCGCCGTCAAGCATGGCATGAGAGTGGCGTGTACGCGCGTCCAGCGTGGCCAACCATTCTTTTTTAAGCTTTACTCCCATCTTCTCCGCCGCCGCATAGCTGTCCATGCGTCCTGCGTTCTGCGCGCCGGTCACGGCGGTTCTAGCGGTGCGGATGGCGCTGTCTCGGCTCATGGTGGTAACGCGCTTTTGCAGGTCATCCGCCATGTGCTTGATGCTCTTGCCCTGCAAGATGGAGCTTGTCACGCTTGCCGTGATTTGCTTCTTACCATATGCGAGGTCAATACCGCGCTTTAAGGCGCGTTTCGGCGGGTAATATGGCATTAAATCCGGCTGCTCTACCATGAGCCGCTTGACCGTCTGCTCGTCCCACAGGTCAAAGCCGACGTTTCCCGCGGCCTGTTCGATGGTATAGGCCGAATAGTTGCGGTTGAGGGAGTAGATACCAGGCGTTGCATCGTTGGTGTAGGACACCGCCACAGCGTTTGCGTCGGTCACGCGGTGCGCCACCTTATCACGCATGGCCTGATAGCGTTCGCCGCGCCCGATCTGGTTCAGCCGCCATTGCTTATAGTCGGCCTCCGTCCATTCCTTACCGTTCTGCACGGTGCCGATCAGAGCTTTCATTTCCTCGTCGCGCTTTTTGAATTGCTCAAAATATGCGTCGATGGTCGCTTGCAGCTCTTCCCCAGCCTCACGGTACAGCCTTGCAATACGCCGTTCTAGCTTTGCAAGCTCCTTGTCGGTCAGCTTGTGGCCGAGATCACTGGTCGCCATCGCCGTTCACCCCCGGCGCGTTTGGATCTTCAAAGCTCCGGTCAATCTCTTCTGCAGCCTTCCGCTTTGCCATGTCCTCGTACTGGTCAATGTCACCGTTGATCGTCAACAGCTTCTTTGTGATGTACTCGTCATCGTAATACGCTGCGCCCAGCAGAATATTTTGCGTTTCCTCGCTCTTGTTGATAATTTGATTACGCGTGTAACTCGGCTGATCCTCAATGCCTGCCAGACGCAGGATTTCCACGATAAACCGCGTGACCTCGGATTCAAACTTGTCCGTTTTCAGATCCAGCGGCGCATAGCTTGCCTTGATCGCGGTCGCCGTCTGGTTCCCTGCAGATACCGCCGCAGCGTCAAAGCACTGGAAATCCTCGTACAGCTTTTTCTTGAGCATATCAATGGTGCTGCTTGTGCCCTCATACGGCGCCTCTATGGTCTTGCTCTCCACCTTCGCGCCGTCGTCGCCGTTGGCGTGGGCAACGTGCGTGGTTTTCAAGCGCTCCACAAATTTCGCGTCGTCAAGATCGTCCATGCCGTTGCAGTTGGACAGCACCCAATAGATCAGATTGCCCTCGTCCACGTTGTTGACCATGTTAGAGGACGCAAGATCCAGCGCGTCAATGGTGTTGCGCTTGCCGACGATCTCGGAGAGGCACCGCTTGTTGTTTTTCAGCGGCACGATGGGGAAACTCGGATAGTTCCCGCCGTCATAGATTTCGGTTTCGCCAACTTCGGCCTTGCGGATAACGAGCTTGTAGCTGCGCTTCTCCTGCAATACGCTCATATCTTTGTTTTTCGGCTGGAAATACTCGGTGAACCCGTCCAGCTCGTATAATGTCGCTCTCAGGGGCTTATCCTGCGCCACCTGCCAGAACCGGATACCGGCCTTCATTGCGCCGTCTTCCTCATCGTAAAGCGGCACAAACTCCAACAGAGAAAATACCCGCAAATGCGTCAAATCCCAAAAGCCAAACGAAACGCCCGCGATTTTCGCTTCACGCGCCGCATCCATGACTTCCTGGTCGAAGTCCGGGCATAGCTTGTTTGGCGTTTCCTTCTCCGCAAAAGTCACGCCATTACCCAGAAGATAGGAAATCTCCTGATCCACCGCCAGACCGAAGAAGCGGCTGGCCAGCTTATGGTTTGCCGTCCACATATCCGTGTGGCTGCGCCCCTGCATATCGTAGATGATCTTTTCGTAGCGGTTAATGGTTGGATTCAATCCGTTGTAATATTCCTCCGCATCCACCGCCGTTTTATACGCCGTGCTCTCGCGGTGCTCATTGATCGTGCTGCGGACGAACTCAATGCGCGCTTGCTCGTTTTCACCGACCGCCACAAGGTCGTTATATGTTTTGATAGCCGCTCACCGTCCTATCTGTTCCAAATGGGGGTATAATCGCTCTTTCCCTTTTGACCCGGCATCCTCCATATCGATTCCGTCGCATATCGGCATGCATCAATATGGTGGTTGTTTGCGTCAGGATAGCCGCTGATGATCTCTCCATCGCGGTTCCGCTCGTACTCATAGGAAATAAATTCTTCTGCCGTTTTGGGGCATTTTACCTTGTCAATTACGATGCTCGATAACCCTTGCAACCACTGCATAGAGCGGTCAATGCTTCCCGGCCCTTTTCTTGCGCTAATGCAACGTAAGCCGAATTTTTGATAGTCCGCGACGCTCTTTGGCTCTGCGCCGTCTGCCGTGATGAGGTCATCGCGGGTCAGCCCATAGTCAATCAGCATATCCGCCGTTTCTTTGTTCCGCTTTTTGTTTGCGGTCATTTCCGTGAAAATGTATAACGTGCGTCTCGCAGCGTCGTAATAGCAACGATTGAATGCCCACGGGTCGGGAAAATATCCCCAGTCAACGCCGTTATAAATGCGGTCGAACTGCGAAATTTCTTCATCGGTAATCTCTCGCAGCTCCAAGTTTTCAAACACGTTCCCGCCGGTACCGACCGGGATACCGAGGTATTCATGCTGATATGCCCGCTCGTCTGTCTCTTTTAGGTGCTCCGCCTCATCAATAAACTGCTGCCCCAGCCATTCCGGAGGCGCTTGTAAGTACGTTGATTTATGGCATAGCCGGTCCGGGCGATCTTCAAGGCTATCCTTGTTTGCCCAGTTATCACGTGAAATAGGTGGGTTATAGCTTTCAAAATTCCAAAACACCGAGCCACCACGCATGGTCGACTGTAAAATGTTTCGGATTTCAGCGCGCCCGGCAAACTGATCTTTTTCCTCAAAGTGCGTCACGGCGATATAGCCAAACGGGACTTTGATAGACTTGATCTTCATGGGATCGTCAGCGCCCCGGAACATGATCTTCTGCCCGGTAGGCTTGTAGATCAGCTCCATTGGGGAGACTTTGGCTTCCCAGTACGCAGCCATGCCCAGTTCACCGATTGCCCAGATATACTGGGCATAGACGCTATCGCGGATTGTGTTTGCCACCTTGCGCAGCACGAGCGCGTGCGTGCCGGGATTGTTTATCAGAAGCAGGGGAACGAGTACAGACACCGTGGAGGACTTCAGTGAGCCGCGCCCACCGCTGAAATCGTAGTGCGTATGCCCATGCCTAAAAATGTCATGTGCAATGCTATAAAACGCAGGGCCGATTTTTTCAGACAGGCGAATGTCAGACATCAATTATCACCTTGACACCCTCTGTGTTGATGTTCTGCTCCACAATATCCTTCTGGTCGAGGTACTGTTTCCCCAGCCAAATAGCCATATTCGCGTTCTTTTCAGCCAATCGCCACTGGCTCCGACGCAGTGAAATTTTCCCCGCTCCGCGCTTTTGCTTAAATACCTCGGAAAAACTGGCATGATAGGTGCGTTTACACCAACTATCCAGTGTTTTATCAGTCACACCAAACCAACCGCAGATTTCCTCAAGCGTGCATTGCAGGCCGCAGAGGTTCTCGAACTGCTTCTGGTCTATTTCCTTTCTTGGCCTTGCCATACGCGCCCTCCTTTCTCGCAGTCAGCTTTCTCGCCACCAATGTATGCAGGCCATTCATGGCCCCTGTAATATCGCCGGACTTAATCAGCCCGTTCAGTGTTTTCATCTGCTGTGTGGATAAATGCTGCTGGTTTTTCTTCAACATCCTCCGCGCAGTCGCCTGAGCATCAGTCATGCAGAAGCACCGCCTTCTTTCCGGTGAACTTCTCCCACCGGTCAACAATGACGTCGGCATACTTCGGGTCAAACTCCATGCAGAAAGCGTGTCTCCCATTCTGCTCCGCTGCCATGATCGTTGTACCGGAGCCAGCAAACAGGTCGAGGACATTCTCTCCCGGCTTACTGGAGCACTGCATCTGGTAATCAAACAGCTTAATCGGCTTCATGGTCGGATGCTCCGCAGATTTGACAGGCTTATCGAAATTCAATACAGTTGTCTGTCTGCGGTTCTTGAAGAAGTAGTGCTTCTTGCCTTCCGTCCATCCGTAAAGGCAAGGCTCATGATCGTCCTCTTCAATCTCACTTTCACCGTACAGGCAAGGTTCATGTTTCCACTGGAAATCCTGTCTCCCCATTACGAGAGAATTCTTCACCCAAATCAGGCACTGCCGGACACGCAGCATCGCATCTCGGCACGCACCACGGAAGTTATACCCCTCACTGTCTGCATGCCAAATGTAAAACGGAGCGCCGGGTTTCATAACCATCACCGCATTGGAGAAGGCATCCGTCAGGAACTGCCTAAATGCTGCATCTTCCATGTTATCGTTCTTGATTTTACCGGCGGTGCCCTGGTAGTCCACATTGTACGGAGGATCGGTGAGAAGAAGATCGATTTGTGCCCCCCCTACAAGTCTTTGTACGTCAGTCAAAGACGTACTGTCTCCGCACATCAAGCGATGGTCTCCAAGCTGGTACACATCGCCCAGCTTACTCTTCGGCTCCGCCGGAATGACAGGTTCATAATCATCCTCGACAACGGAATCGTTCAGTTCGTCACGCAGACCCCATTCAAAGTCAAACGCCGACAGGTCGAGACCGGGCAGCTTATCAGCCAGTAGGTCAAAGTCCCAGTCGCTCTCGTTGCTCTTGTTATCCACCAGCCGCAGGGCGTTCACCTGCTCCGGTGTCAGATCGTCCACGCAGACGCAAGGCACTTCTTCCATGCCCAGCTTCTTCGCCGCCAAAGCGCGGCAGTGACCGATTACGATCACGCCGTCACGGTCAATCACGATCGGCTGCACAAAGCCGTACTGCTTGATGCTCTCCGCAACGTTGTTGATTTGCCGCTTATCATGCTTTTTTGCGTTTGCGGCATACGGCACAATATCCGCAAGCCGCCGCTTTGTGATTTCCATGCCATCCTCCTGTTTTGCTACCAGCCCCCACCCCTTGGCCTTACATAGCAGACATTACCCACCCCGAAGGGCTACTCTATGCCCGCAAGGGGCGTGATACTTACACAGTCTCCGGCGCTGCGCTCTGTTCGGCCTGGCCTACACAACGGCTTAATCTCTCGATTACCGTCACCACGCCACATCCATTTACCGCCTCAGCCTCCTCGCAAAGACAGCAGCGCCGGATAACCACGGAACTTTTCAGCCCTGCGCCGGTATGTCGGTCGCATCCGTTTCTTTTACACAAGCCGGGTCCAGCTAAATAATAAATACTTCGCCCTGCCGCTTACATACAGCGCACAGGGAAGGCTCGTTATCGGACTTACGCAATCATAGCTGCCGGGGCGTGATACCATACGCATTGTGCAGACGGCAGGATTTGAACCTGCGAACCCGATACTCTACACGGAGCTGCATCCACCCAGCTTCCGTCTGCAAACGTCTCCCCTGGGACACATCGTTGAGAGGTGCGGGGAGTTCTGTCATGTTTGCGCACGTCTCCGTGCTGCCCGCTGAGGGGCCTGATTTTGGCAGTCTTGCCGCTTAGATTATCTTACGACCTCGGGTCCGACGCCACACAGGCGCTTCGGACACAATCCACAGACACGTCCATCGAGATAGGGAGCTCGCTCCCCCGCGTGCGTAGTTTTCAGCGACCATTCCCGGGTAGGGACTATGACGGCCAGCCCCTTACTTTGTGCCACGATTTCTCAGGCTCTCGAAGTCCCGTTGCGTCGTGTTCCGCGCGCCCTCTCATTGTGGGCTATCCGGCGTTGCTCTCCGTCGTGTCGCAGTTACTATCGGTCTGTGTTCCGTCCGGCTTGCACGGAAGGGAGCGACCCTGCATCAAACATGCTGTACCGCATGAGAGGTGCGGCCTCTCGGCCCTGATCGTTGGGCTGCATCGTGCGTGCGGCATATTCCCGTGCGGCAGAAGGAGGACGGACCGCCGCACGGGCGACAGAAAGGGAAGTGGGAGGTGGAAGGAATATCCTCCCATCTCCCACTGTAACACAAGTCAATGGCTTTTTAAGTCCAACTTTTAGTCCAAGAGCCCTCTTTTTTTGGCAACCAAAAGGATAAAATCCGTATGCCACCGGCGGGCGGTACGCTCCGAGCAATGCACTTCCAGCGCCGCTCCCTCCAGGGTATGCGTCCGCTCCCAAAACACGATCCGCACAAGCCAGATACGCTCCTTGCCGCCATTCATGGCTTCCGTCTGCTCTACCGCATCCCGGACCGCCTGATACTCCGCGATCTGGGAGGCGGACGCCGGGGCAAACTTCCCTCCGTTATACTGCCGGATGATCGCTTTGACATATCCCCACCAAGGATATCTTGGCTTGCTCATGTACACCTCCTCAGTACGGCTTCTTCCGCTTATTGGGCGGCAGTTTGTTCTTTTTGCGCCACTTCCACACAACGCAACCGGAGCACTCAGCCTCTTCTCCGATCTCCCGATCATTCATTCCCTGCTCGTACAGCTTCTGCACAAGCTCAAAATCAATCGGCGCCCGGACAACCTTCGGCGGCTTCTCGACTTTTTTCTTCTTCGGCTCGAAAAACGGGCAGTCGTCCGGATCGGCCACCGTTTTGATTCCCACCCCGTTCGGCAAAACCTTCTTCACAATTTTGCAATGGCCGGTGTTTTTGAGGTAATCACAGTACCCGGCGTAGCCGCTGAGGTTGCGATGGATACACCCCTTGCATTTAATCGCCATAGTACGCCTCCATATACGCCAGGACATTGGAGGCATAGGCGCTTTTCCCGGGCTTCCCGCTGTTGTAGGCCGTCAACGCCTCTTCCAGCGGATATTTCCCCAGCAGCTCCGCCATGTAGTCACAGCCCACTCGGAAATTGCCGTAAGGGTCCGTGAGATCCGTCACGCCCAAGCGGGCCATCCGGTCCTCGTGCCAGCGTTGCTGCACCTGCATATAGCCTACGCTGCGCCCATCGTCGCCCGTGACATTGCGAAATTCCGTCTCCTGCCGGATTACGGCCAGGGCCAACTCATAGGGGATGCCGGTCTCCTCACAGGCCGCCCGGAGGAGCGCCTGGGTATCGCCGTCGAGCAGCACATCCTCCCGGAAGTATCCGGATGCGTAAAGCGCTGCCTCGATGTACTCGTTCTCGGGTTCCTCCTCGGGCTCCGCCTCAATCGCATATTCCGTGCGTTCCGGCGTAATCTCCGTGCGATTTTCCGTGTGTTCCGCCTCTTCGACCGCTCTGGCAGGCCAAAAGATCAGCAGCGTCGCCACGATGAACAGCACCCAGAAAACCACCGTCATCGTCCACAGATTCCGCTTCATGCTGTCTCCCTCCGGTCCATCCGCATCCGGTCCAGCAGGCCCTCATAGAGCCGCCGGTAGATGTCCCGCTCCACCGCTGCGGTGTCCGGCGCCTTCGATTCCTGCGGGACCGCAGGGATGGCATTGGAGAGATACACGATATTGACCACCGGGCTCGTCCCAGCCAGGGCACCGCAGCTCACCACCACGGCGGGCCGGGTCTTCATCATCTCGTGCCCGACAGCGTTCAGGTTCTCCACCCAGTAGCATCCGCCCCGGCGGATACAGGGATTCTGTTTCATTCTCATATCTCCGTTACCTCGATTCCGTATTTCTCGTACATTGCTTTCCGCTTGTTGATGTAATCCTGGGTCCGGTAGCCCTTCACGTCCTCTACGACAAAGATCCCGTCCCGGTAGTAGGTGAAGTCCGCCTTGTAGCGCTCCGCCCTCACGGCCTCCCCGGAGGGCTTCACGAAGGCCTCCGCCAGCGTGAAATCCTGCTGGAGCCGGAGGTTCTGTATCCTTCCGGCCTTCAGCAGCAGTGCGAGCTCATCATAGCGCCGGGCCTCCTTCTCGCTGTCGAAGGTGCGCTCCTCCCCGTTGGGCATGATCCGCTTGGCTTTGCGGTTCCCGTACTTCTGCCGTTTCTCCGACGCCGCCGGCGGCTTCGCCTGCTTGGCCAGAATCTGCCTCTGCGCCCCCGGCCCCAGCCGGGCCAGGTCTGCCGATGTCAGCGCCATCAGCCGTCACCGTCCTTTTGCTTGCCACGGCTGCAATAACCGTAAAATCCCATCACTTCAAGGTTGGTTTCTTTTCCGCAGAATCCGCAGTGAACGCAGTCCTTACACCGCACCACCGGACGCACGTCTGCCGCCGGAAGCTCATTCAGGATACCAACGACGGTCACATACGCTTCCTCACCGGTCATTGCCCGCAGCGCCTTCTGCGTCTCGGAGGAGGTGATCTTCTCCATAGCGTCCGCTCTGCGGATGTATTCCCCTCTCATACCTGCGCCCCCTCCGCCATCAGCTTCCGTTTCCGCCGGTAGTAGGCGTTGTCGGCGGCGGCAAGTCCGGGATTCTCCCGGCGGCGCTGTCGGGCCGCCTCTATCCGCTCCTCCCGGTGGGTGGTGTAGTAGCGCCGCCAGCGTTCCCGCTCCCTCTCCGGGTCCCGGTTCCGGTCTTTCAGCCTCCGGCGCTCCTCGGCTTTGCCGTCAAACCAGCCGATGTGCTTGTAGCTGGCGGCGAAGCAGCCCTCGGAGCAGTAGTAGGTCGTGGCCATCTTCTTCCCATCCCTGGGCACCTGCCGCACCCAGGGCGTGTCCGCCGTGGTCACGATGGTCTTTCCGCAGGTCCCGCAGATACGGAAGAGGGTCAGCCGCTTCTCCACACAAGGCCTTCTAGCGCTCATGCCTTCCCCTCCTT